GGAGAGTTTGTCTTTTTCCATTTTAGAGCGGGCTTCCGCTTCCAGTTTAATTTCATTGGCGGTGCGGGTATAATATTCGGCATTGAGAGCTTCAGTTTTTTGCAGAGAGTCGCTGTTGATTTTAAATTCATCGCCGCCGGCGGCAGTCATCAGCGCCACGATATATTTGATATTGTCTTCCTGGGATTTCAGATAATCCTTATCGAGCGCCTTCATTGATTCCAGGTCGGCTTTCTTTTGAACGACCAACCCGAGCGATGCCTTCAACTGGTCATTATAATTCTTTGCCATCTTCTCCGCAGCGGCGACATCTGCGGCTGATTGTGCGCCGGCGGGAGTCGATTCGGGGGAATGAATTGAGGTAAATTGTATTGCCCGCGCCAGAGGAGACACCTTCTCCAGCCATTCCAGCACCGGGATGCCGGTATTATATAAAAATTGGGAGAGAGATTCTTTGTATTCCTGCCATCTGGCTCTATTGGCCTGAAGTTTTTCTGCGGAGTCATCCAGAAGCGGACCCAGTCGGGATTGCTGCAAAGCATAATTAGATGTCGCTATGCTTAATAAATCAATATCCGCCACACCTTCGGCCATTGCCTGGTTGACTATATTCTGCTGTTCTTTGGTGATGAGCCCGTATTGGCGCAAGGCCCGGGGCATATTGGTGCTGATGGCATCAGTGATCTTATCGAAGACCTGTCCAACGTCCTCTCCGGTCATCCTGGCGCCCTGCCTGGCCATCTCCATCATCTTAGTAATTTGGTCGCCGGAAAAATCCAGCATCATGGCTTTGGTGGCTTTCTGCTCCATTTGATAGGTATCGATCGTGCCGGCGGATGCCCTTTTCATGGCGGCAATGATCCGGTCGGCGGATTCATTGGCTGTGGCCGCCAGAGCGCGGAAGGATGTTTCCGCCTGGGCGGCCTTTGCGCCTTCATTCAGAAACTGCATTGCTTGTTGTACTTTGGCCACTCCATATTCGACAGCGCCGATCGCCAGCCCGGCTTTCACCCAGGCGCTGCTCATTATATCCAGAGAGGATGCCGTCTTCGGAGCAGCGGTTGTTACCTTTCCCAGGGCGTCTTCGGCATTCTTGCCGAATTGCTGCACGACGACGGTACCGTCGTCTTTGACGGTGAGTGTGAGCTGTATGGTGTTTTGGTTAGGCATTAAAATCCCTGTCTCAAGATATCGTTTAATTTCCCCAGATCTTCCCACTCCTCGGCAGTCAGATCATTTTTGCCGAAGGGATAGCCGGCAGCCTGCAAATTACGGATGCGGAGCATTTTGAGTGTGTAAACGTTCAAATCCTGCGCCCGCAATTTTCCGCATTTGGCACAGGTAACTTCCAAAAAGTCGCCGAATTCATTTTTGCATTTCGCCTGGTCGAATTCACTGCACAGCCCTTTGCGGATCGCTTCCAGATCCGCTAAGTAGGGTCCTCGTTTGTATCCTCGACCTTCAGCAATCCCGCCTCGAATACCTGCATGGCCAGCCATGCGGCGACATCAGAGGCATATTGTCGTACGATCTCTTTCCACTTTGGATCATAATTCTTTGATTTAGGATCGGAAGACAAAGGGACCTTATTGCCTTGAGAATCTTTTTTGAGAAATGCATTATCGTCAAAGCCAGTCATTATTTTTAAGCCGTTATTGATTCTGGTCTCTCCCAGGGAGGTTTCGATTTTATTTCCCTTCCGGGTCACAAAAGAATTGGCATAACTGATTCTTTCTTCGACCGTGGGTGGACGATAAAACAAGGTAAACATGCTTTCAGTTGCTGTATCTTTGCCTTTAATTGATTTTATTTCGTCTGATAATAGTCTGGGCATCTTAAAAATCCTCTCAATAAAACTCAAATTTCAGAAGTTAAGCGCGCTGAAATTTGATAGTTGAATTGATCCTATCCGCCGGAGCGCTTCCCTGGCGGATAGGACTTCTTCCTTTAATTTTTCTACCCCGCATACGCGGTTTGTTTATTCTGAACATTCACGATCACGGAGCCGTAAGTACTGTCTTCCAACACCTGGATATCTCCGGCTTCGGCCAAACGCTTTCCGTCCACGGAAATCGGCGCAGTCAGGACTGCTACTTTGGGGAAGATAATCTCCACCTGATATTTGTAGGTGGTATCATATAGCTCGCCTTCAGCCAGAATGTAGAGGCCCATAGAGTCATTGTCGGCCATGTGCTGCTGCATAATATATTCGCGGAATTCCCGGTCGAGTTTGATCATCTGCGCCCGGCCGTCACGGATAGCGCGCGCCGCATAGACGCCGCCGGCTCCCGGGACATATTCGACCTTTAAATTATTCTGCAATGTCCACACGAGCTGCTTCATTTCCGCCGACAGGATCCTGCCTCCGGCAAATGCCGATCCGCTCCATGTTCCGCCCACATTCAAATTCATCTGAGAGACGATAAGCGGTGTTTCCGTAATGCGGGCCGGAAAGGTCATCCAGGCTGATCCGGATTCCGCCGGGATATAAAGAATCTTGAAGTTTTTCAGCGTGTGAGTAGCCCCCGGAGCGACCATCGTGATCACTGACGGAGGTCCGGCGGTAACCGCCGAATAAACGACTTCTGTCCAGACACCGGTCGTCAATTCTACCCTGATCCTCTGGACATTCATTAACCTGGTGGGACCATCTGCTCCTTCCACGCTATTGGCTGCCAGGGATAGAGATGTCCCGTCAATGTAAGCGGAGACAATTTCCTCAGTGATGTTATCCGTTCTCTTGCCCGTTCCCTTGATCGTTCCGGATATTTTGCAAAAGGCATCCCGGGCGAAGGTGGCTGTAATTTGATCCACAAACATCGAGGCGAATCGCCGTTTGAGGACGGTCAGGCCATAGCGCTGTGCCGCCGTAAAAGAGGGGATGGAGCGGCTGGCATCCAGGTCTCCGGCAATCGGCGTAATGACATGTTTATAACCGCCGACGCCCAATGCGGAGGGCGTGTCCACTCCCAGAGCATAAGCCAGTAAGAAGGCGAAATGTTGCGGCTGTGCTTTCTCGAAATCAAAAACTGCACTGGCCAGGGCGCCTCGATCATAAATTACATCCGGCTCTTCTTTGCCGATGGCCTCATTGCCGTTATTCTCCCGGCGGAAGTCCAGATTGATAATATTGGCCAGGGCGCAGAGCATCGTGACATCCAGCGTCTGCTCGGTATTGATCGCCGTCTCACGCGCGGCGGCGGAAACGGCAATTAAATTGTTTGTCGCTTGATAGTTTCTGGGCATAATCATTTACCTCCTTTTTTGTCGCCTTTGCTCGCCGGTTCATCTTTTGCTTTTTCAAATCTATTAGCTTCCTGCGGCGGGATATCGTTGTAAATTATTCCCGGTTTGAAATCCTTGCCGGCGTAAGGACCGTCGACAACCTGAAAAGCCTCCGCTGTTTCTTTTAATTTGAATGGCATAAATCACCTCTCGTTTTATGATTGATATTCCTCTGCACACAGACGCATTTCCGCGTAGTGGCACAGAACGTTTCCGAACATTCTTTCTTCGATTATCGTTATCTGCATTCCGGCATGCCCGGCCATCGGGCCGAAATCCGGCATACAGGTAGAACACGTGCCGTTAAGATCGTCATACTTTTCAAATTCCCGTTCGATGGCATCGAGCATCCCATCGAATTGGATGCCGCTTTGCTTTCCATCGTTCAGTGCCATGATGGCGCGAAAAACAAATACATGCGCCCGCGCCCAGGAACTACCGCGCTCTTTGGCCATTTTCTCCCGCGCAAACATCACGCCCTTAAACTGGCCATCCGGTGTCTTGAAGAAATTCAATACGGTAGTGTAATCCACCGCCAGTCGGGTGTAATCATGCACCATGCCGATATCGGGGACGCCGGAGAGGATGACTTTTATTTGTTCCCGTATGTCGGTTAATTGGCTCATTTCGTTATCCTCGCTATAATATCGGCCGGAATCGAATTCAGTATGGAAATAACCTTCGCCTCATTCTGTTCAAAAGTTTTACTGAACATGCCGTATCCTTTTGTGCCGCGTTTGCTTATCGCCCGGGCGATTAAAAATGCCACCGAGGCTGCCTCTTTCCCGCTGTATCCCAACTTCTGCTCGACCCAGAATTGAATCGGCTCTACGGGTGGAAAGTGCGGCCTGGCGCCCATTTCCACCGGTAGGCCATATACCGCCGGCGTCCCCAGGATCCCCTCGACCGGCTCGCCGTTATCCACCTTGCTGAAAATCGTATCCCTCAAGTGAATCGGCCCGGCGCCGACCGGCGTGGCCTGTTTAACTGCGCCTTCCAGAAACAACAACGCTTCCGTTATCCGCCCGAAGCGCGCCTGCTGTGATGCTTCCGGAAAATCCTTGCTCAACTGTTGCAGGCCTTTGATGTCGGTCTTGACACTAATATCTAACATCAGCGAAACTTTCTGCTATGCGTTATCCTGTCGCCATAAGAACCATCGACATTCTGATTCTTCGTCACGGATGCCGCCGGATTTTCACCATCTTTAATGCCCAGATGACTGAAGTAATTAGCCCGGTAGGCTTTGGCACGCGCCTGATATTCAGCGGATTTACTCTTGTGATCCACCGCATCGGCCATGATCGTGCTGTCCTGATTCTGGGCAAAATAAGCCGCGAGCATCTCACAGAAAAGAGCTGCCGCCAGCATCTGCACTGCCGCCTCATCGTAGGCCGGAATCGTGCAAGCATCATCTGTGCAGGTATGCAGTGCCTCATAAAAAATGCGCATGCTCTGGGAAGCTGCCGGGGAATCGGCAATCCGCAGATAGAAACCAGCCGGTTTATGAATGATGCTCCATTCATCATCGATAAGCGGCGTATCGATGGGATACTCGACTCCTGTAATCTCGGAAAAACCTTCCGCCCACTCGGCCAGCAGGCTGATGGCGTAATCGCGCGTGCCGTTGCCCACTTCATCTTCTGAAATTTCCCGCGGCCGATGCCCGGAATATTTTTTTACCGCCGTGTCGATGGCGAATATTTTCTCCGGCTCTCCCAGGGGAAGGTTATCTCCTTTTACAAGCAAACCCACTGCTGTTATGTAATCCTGTTTCGTGCTCAATTCTTAAATACCCCCGTCACGCTGAAAGTATAACTTGTGCCGCCGACCGTATAGGATAGGCGCACATATTTGCCGAAATTGGTGATCGCCTGCCGGTATTGCCCGGTGCCCGTAATCTGCGTCATCGCCGTGTGTGTAAACCAGGTGATATTATCCGGCGATGTTTGAATCGTGATGTCCAGTGTTGAAGTGCTGGCCTCGACGGTCACATCGACGAAGATCTGGCCTTCGGTATAGGCCGAAACTTCAAAAGCGCTTGTTTGCACCGTGGCTGCTGTTTTGACCCCGGAAGAAAGGAAACTGATCACCCGTGTGGCATGATCAGCAGCCGCAATTGGCGAAAAGGGGGTCAGAATAAGCACGGAAACTATGACCAGGCTGGCAAAACCTAGCCTCGTTTTAACGAACGACCCCTCCAATACCCGAATATAGCCTCCGACCCTGAAAAACGCCTGAAAAAGCCATTTAAATCGTTTCTTGAGTCCTGCAAAGCTGGATTTCATCTTTTTTGCCCTCCTTCAGCCCGAAATTCGGTTTCCACAGGCGGGAATCTGCTTGTCCCGTTAGAGGCGACGCCTCTAATGGGATTGATTCCGGCTTCTGGAAACCGGAGGAGGTCCCCCCGTTAGAAGCGATAACTTCTAACGGGGCAAGTCTCCCTCCGGATGATTGATATTTCAAATTAGTATCCAGCTCCGCCGGTACCGACTATTACCGGCCGCACATAATATATCGTCGATGCGCCGCTGGTACCGACTGTCTGGGGCATTACAAACCCCATCGGTTGAGCATTTGTTCCTACAGTTGTCGTCAGTGCTCCTGCGGTCGTTGCCGACAGATATACTCTGGCACCGGGGCTGGCACTCGTCTGTCCGGTGAGTATCCCGTCCATCACGATTTCGACGGTCGCTCCGGCAGCCCCACCTTTTCCGATAACGCCTATTGCCGGCCGTAAACTGGAATCATCGGCATCGGCCTTCCAGATTTTACTATCCGCCGCCTTAATGCAAACTGCATCACCGGTGGCCAGTGTCTCTCCGGCTGTCCCGGAAATGCGGATATTTTTTGTTTGCCAGAAACTTCCCGCATAGACTGTGGCGATGAATAAAACCACCAGTATCGCGGCGAGCTCGGCAATAAACCCAAATCTTTTTTGTTTCATTGGCATCCTCCTCAATGAGCCTCTGGATCCCGAATAGGATCCCAAAGCGAATTGATCCTGTCGCCTTTAGGCGATCAGGATTGAATATTTATGTCTGGACCGCTGTCCTCGTCAACTCAAACCAATGCGTCCCATTGGAAATGAATTTGATGACATAATATCTCGCCGCCGTGGCACTGACAGTCAATGCGCCGGTGGATGAAACCAGGGTCGCATTGAAAGTAATAGCCTCAGTCGATGATGTGGAACTAACAAGAATGATAGTTACTTCATCGCCGACTGCTCCTGCCCCTGAAAATGTGATTTCTTCAGCCTCTCCATCGTTAGGAGTCAGGGAGAAGAGGGTCGAGGTCGCGACATTCAATGCAACTGCCGCACCCGGCGTCAATACCGTTGCCGCCGTGGTTGGTTGTGTGGCCACCCGCAGGTAACCGGTCTTATTTGGCAGATAAACATTCTTGCTGGGTGACGTCGGATCAACTATATTCAGGGTTGTCGTATAGGAATCTACCGTCGCTCCATCAAACACCAGCGGCGTCGCCCCGGTCAGTGTTCCCAGCGTTGTCAATGCCGTAGTGTCCAGATAGTTGCGGCAATTGATCAGGTAAGCCGTAGTGCTGATGGCATAACCTATTTGCTGGCTATACGCCGGTGACGACTGTGTGATCGCGCCGGCTGTCGTTCCGGAAAGATAACCTGCGCCGCTTATAGTCAGCGAGGAATTGCCTTCCAAAATGCCATAACCAACGATTTCGACGCTGGCGCCGGCCGCTCCGCCCTTGTCGATAACGCCTACCGCTGGCCGGAGAGTCCCGGAAGCGGCGTTGGCTTTATAAACCAGGCCGTCGGAGTTTTTGATGGTAACTACATTGCCGGTGGCCAGTGTTTCCCCGGCGACCGCGGTAAAACGAACGAACTTATTTGTCCAACGCAATGCAGCCTGTGCCGGCATGGCCATTACCGCTGCAAAAATCAAGGCCATGAACACGGCAAAAATATTTAATCGCAGTTTTTTCATATTAGCCTCACTTTCAGGATTAAGGCGGAAGGCTGAAGTTTTCAATGGTTCAGCCTTCCGGCCTGATAATTAACTTTTGCCGAACACTTCCTTCTTCACGACTTGCTGCTATACACTCGCTTTGTAGCCGCTGCGGTAATCGATCACTGCGCCCGCATATTCATGGCGGATCTTGTGGCGGATTTTGTCGGCCACAAAAACCTGCTCGGACTGCGGCATATCGGCCACGAACAATTCCGGATCCTCGCGCCCGTTTAGATAACCCATCTCGATAATGTCGCAAACATTCGGCGGCAGAATCAGATACCAGTCGTTTGCATCGGTCAAAAGTGAAAGCACCACCGCATTGATTTTCCCGGCGAGCGGGTTGGGCAATTTTGTCGTCAGATCGTTCGCGGAATAATAGAACTGTTCCGTGGCGATCTTGTTGATTGTTTCCATAATGTCGATGGGGCCGATGAGATTCGGTTTTACGCTCGGATCATCCAGAAGCCCCAATCTTTCGCCGGAATCCTTCTCCGTCATCTCGGCCAGCGCCTTATAGGCGATGAGCGCGGTGGCATAGGTCAGAGCCGAGGTGCCCAGGTTGAGGTGGGCGCCCGCGCCGGTGAACCAGGCTGTGGCATCGGTACAATTCGAGTTGTTGATGGCGAAATTCCACACGTACTTCGCATGAGTTCTGCGTGCGGCACGGGAAAGGCCCGCAATCAATCTCATGATGATGCTGATATCGTCGTTGATGATGGTCTTCCGGCTGATGGAGAGCAGGTTGCCCTTTTGCCCGATGGAGTAGGTGGACTCTTCATCGGTCACGCCGGCGATTTCCTGATAATCATTCACTTCCGGATCCACAGTGGACAGATCCGGGAATCCACCGACCAGCACCGCTTCCTGCTGACGGAAATCTTTGACCGGTTTCTTTATCGAGATAAGCAACTCTTCCTGGTATTTCATCTCGCGGTAAAGCGCCACGAGCCTACGGCCTAAAGTATTACCCAGCACATAGGTGAAAGTGGCGGAGTTGATGTCCATCGAAGAGCGCAACTCCGGAGCCAGGGCTTTGCGGTTGAACCTTCCGGTTACTTCCGGATCGCCCGTGAAAAAGGTGTACATCTCGCGCAGAGAGTGGAAAGCCGGAACCTTCTCGAAATCGGCGTAATCCTGGGTGGAACGCATGTCCTCGAAGAAAGGACGATGATCCAGGCGTTCCACTTTCGCCATCTTCTCGATAGTTGCTTTATCCAGCCCGAATAACTTATCCACGGCCATGCAGGCGCGTAAAAACGATCCTAATCCGCCGGTGACCGAACTTCCGGGGATGACGGTACCGTCGCCCGGCTGCGGATTGACTTTGGCCAGATACTCCTTTTCCGCCGCGATGGCGCGAGTCAACTCGTCATCTTTGAAAACCTTGTCCTTGAAGGTAATGCGAATGCGGTCTTTGGCCACTTCCGGCAGATCACTCGCTGCCAGTGTGTCTTTGAGCGCCATCTCGCAACGCAGGGCCGCAAACATTTCCTTCGTTACCAGGTTGTCCTTGTCCTTCCCGTCTCCGTCCGGAGGCGGCTCCATTGCCATCCTGGCCAGTGTCTCCATTTCGTCGTCGGATACCTTGTCGAACTCTTTATCTTTCAGGAGATCCGGCCTTTTCGCTTTGATCAAATCCCAAATCTTTTGTTTCATGAGATCCTCCTTGTTTTGGGCCGGCATGGATGCCACTGCCCGGTTAAATTTCCCGCCCGCGGCGGGCCTCGTTACTATGTCCACGGAATCGGCGGCAATAAACTTTAGAATTTTAAAAACTTTCTTGCCGTCGATTTCGTCTTTCGCTGCGCGCACCCGGGCATCATAGGAAAGCCCGTAAACGAATTTTTTATCATTCAGTGCTTTGAGTATATTTTTCCCGAGCCATTGAGCGGAATCCAGGAAGTGCAGCACGCCCATCAGCCCTTTGCCGGCAACAGCCTTCACACTGTCAATAAAGGCGACCTTGTTTTTCACCAGGAGCGATTTCAGGTCGAACAATTCATCCGGCAGATGTGTCGCGCCTTTCCCCTCCGGCAACTCGAAAATATTAACATCCACGTTCTCGAACAATGCCGCCGCTGCCGGCAGTATGTCTTCGGGAATAAACCAGCCGTTTTTGGTAAAGCCCGGCTCGCAGATCGTTACATCGAAGGCCTTGCCTTCCACGTCTTTGGCGGCAAGTTGCATGATGACTTCCATGCCTTCATCCGTTTCGGCCTGAGCGGATTGCGTTTCGATCCAGGTCTCCTCGACTTCCACCGGGTTTTCGCCCAGCGTAACGGCATCATCGAGGACGGAGTAAGATCGTTTGAAAAAAGTATCTCCCTGCCCATAAATCACATAATCCGGATAAACTTCCTCGATGCAGATCGGATCATTGGGAGCCAGGGCCTGCAGGGCATCCCACAGGGCACTCCGGATATCGCTGAAACTCATATCCTGTACCGAGCGCAGTGTTTCCGGCAGATCCGCTTCTTTGGTCTTCAGCGTTTTGGTATAAATGCTGCGAATCTTCGCCATGACTTTCTTTTTATCGGCTTCCGGCATTTCCACCTTCTGGCCCCGGAATCCGCCCGGAGAAAATGCGGCTACGGCTTTTCCCAATTGCGCCGGATCGAGCTGCAACTTGCCGTCAATGTAATTTTTATAGCGCAGTTTCCAGGTGCTGGGGCTTTTCGGATCAGGCACATATAAGTACGCCGTTGCCGGATAATCAACACCGCCTTCTTTTTGAGTTTTTTTCGCCATATCTGTCTATTCTCCTTACCCCCGAGTCTAATTATCGCCGGGACTCGTTATTTTTTATCTTTGCCGCCGGTGATCGGTTTTCTCTTGGGCGCCCGATTAATGCCGGTGATGGCAATCTCCGGGAGCGGATCGACCTTAGCGCCCGATGAATAACGCACCTTTGTTCCGCCGACAGTCGTAATGACCGCCTCGCCGGTAACATCATCGATGCGGCTTCCCGCCACATATTTTTCACCGATGCCGAAAGCGTCCAGGGCTTCGGCGATTAATTTGTCACCGGTTGCATTTTTGCCGGACTTAGGTTTGATGATGTCGACTTCAGCCAGAGGTGTGACTTCTGCTCCTGCCTTGAAGCGCACTTCTTTACCCGCCGCGGTGACGATAACCGCCTCTTCGGTCTTGTCATCGAAGTTGCTGCTGGCAACGAATTTCTTATCGATGCCGTAAGCCTTCAATGCATCCGCGATTAATTTGTCGATTGCTTTCTTGTCCATGATTTTTTTACCTCCATATTAAAAATTATTTATATTTCAAGCCGCTTTATCCAGCGCCTCACTCCAATCCGCAGAATAGGGTACGGTGTAGCAACTGCAATTGATCGTATTCCTCGGCGATCCGTTCATGTCGCGCGGGTACATCAATTGTTCGCCGCCGACCAGGAACGGTTCATTAACAGCACGGACCTGATCCACAGCCGCGAGATGCGTCAATCGCGGCACTCTTGACGTGCCGTGCTTCCACTGTTTTTTCAGTCCCGGCACCACCTCCGCCGCGCGCTCCATGCGCGCCTGCGTGGCTTCCTCCAGGATCCGGCCGCATTCCTGCCGCGTGATCGTTTCCGCACGGGAGGCAATCGAATTAAAAATCGACGGTTCATTCAGATTGGCGCCCACCGCCTGCATCACCTCGAAGGGCGATTTCTTCCCGATTAATCCCATTGCGAATTCGTTATATATTTTGGCCGTGGCGTCGGCGCCCAGGCTGTCGATCAGATGCTTGGAATAATTCTGCAAGGCGCCGAAAATAGTGGTATCGATCGCCGGTATGGCGGCAATTATGCCGATCGTGCGCAGCGGGTCATCCACCATCTGCTGCCCGAAATTCCAGAATTGCGATTCGTCACGGTTCAATTCCACGCCGTAGCGCGAAGCAAACTCCTGCATCGCCCGTTCGATTGCCGTTTTCAACTGCGGCAGATGATAAATCTGCCAGTCCGTTGTGCCGACGGTCGAAAGCACTTCCCGGCGCGCCCGCTCCAGAATCTGGATGGCTTTCGCCACCTGGTCATCCGTCATCTGTTCGGCCTGCCGGATCAATTCAGCTATCTTATTATCAAATTCAGTTTGTAGAGACATGAGACCCCTTTTTCTTCTGCCGTGAATTAAAATCTTTGATTGCATCTGTCATCTTATCGATGGTCGCCTGATCTAGTAGTGATGCTTTATTATTTATCGTCTCATCCTTCGGTGTCTTCTTTAACAGTGCCGCATAGTCGGTCTGTTCAGGCGGCAATGTCTTTCCCGCCGCTTCGATTTCATCATCGGCACTTATTTCATAACCCAGGTTATCCGCCGCGAAGGCAAACATCCTCGTTGCCGTATCCTTGCGTATCCAACTCTGATTTTCCGCCACAACCAGCGCCGCCGTTAATTGCGGAATACCGGCAATTATTTTGTTCATATCTTTTTTCGATATCGTCGGCATGGTCACCGTAAATCCGGCGGCGGCTTTTTCGGCGGAGAGCATTCCATGAATTACCGCCTGATCGATGACGAATTGGATTAAAGTTTCAATGTTGTATTGATGGAATTCCTGCCGCTGTTCGAGATCGGCAATGGGCACCTGCTGCATCTGTTCCGCTTCGGTCTGATAAACTTTGCCGCCTTTACCGAACCAGGAATCCGGCCTGCCTGCCGCACCCATGATGAAAGCCTTGCCCATGTCGAAACCTTCCGTCATATCGTGCGATTTGAGGTCCGGCGCCACCGCCTGCCAGGTCACATTTTCATTATGTGCCCGCTGGCTTCCCGGCTGAGGCGGCGGGTTCTCCTGCAGCCATTTGCGAATCGCTGTTTCATCCGCGCCTTTGAGTTCAATATCCCAGACAAAATTCAGAAGCAGTTCCGCCCGTTCCAGATAGTTATAGCCGTAGCGTTCCAGGGCATCGATCCAATCAAAAAGCGTGATGAAGTCGGAACGTCCGCGTTGAGCACTGGGCGGGTGATTGACGGACAAATATAGGCAATCGCCCATCAGCCTCTCAAAGCTTTTGGAATAAATGTTCGTATCGCGCCGGATGGTATTATATTTTCTGGAGGGCCTCCCGGAAAATTGCATCGTTTCCACCTGCAGCACCTGTTCGGTGTTGTCCGGATTCACCCAGACCTCCTTGATCAGCGACGGGTCGATGTATTTGAGCCGTACAAATCCGGTTTGCGGATTCACTTCCACCGGCCACAACTGGTCTCCCAGGATGGAAAGCCACATGGCTTTATCCGGGTAGCGGATGTCCATTTTGTTTTCTTCATCGTTCCAGAATTTATCAATCAAAGCCTTGACATCATCGTCCTCCGAGGTGATATCGATCCTGTCCGAGAAGAGAAATCCGCGGTCGAGTACCGCGAGGCGGCGAAACATTGCGGAGGAATCCCACATGAAATAGGCGATTTCATACATGCGGTATTGCTGCACCGGCATGAGATTGCGGTTGATTATGCTGTCGGAATACCGGCGGTAACCGTCGCCCGTGAGATCATAATTGGAGGTGATCGGCAGCGCCATGCGCACGCGTTTGATTTCCTCGGCGACGAGAGTTTTTATTTCCGTCTCATTCTTCAATCCCGGCACTATTTTTTTCACGATGCTTTCTAAAATGCTCATTTCAGCCTCTCAATGAGACCCGAATTTCAGAAATAAAATGCACTGAAATTCGCAGGTCGAATTGATCCCGTCCCTAACCGCTATGCGGTGGGATCGGGATGATACACTTCATGTTTTGCAAACCTCCCGAAAAATCCACCCGGCCGGGCCGGATCCCGGTAGTTTCTGCCGAATGCTGTTTCCCTTTTTTTCGGGTCGGTTCCCAGACTCACCGCTTCCGAACCCAGTGAGCTGATTGCTCCCTCCAGCGAGTCCGGCCCGTCATCGTTGACATTCGGGTCCATGATATAGATTACCTGCTCGACCAGGAGGTCCTGATCGGAATTGCCCTTGATGAAACGAAGCCGGCCGAATTCCGCCAGCGGCGATATCCGGTTGACGATCCGGGCGATCTTTTCCGTGGAATGAGTTACTTCGTTCATATTCACCCAGCGCCCGGCCTTCTCGGCATAATTTTTATAAGAATCGATCAGGAAATCCTGAAACATGTTGATTTCCACGCCCATCCCGCAATGAAATTCCTCATCGATTTTCCAGACGTGCGCCCACATTTCATTGACCGAAGCGTGCCGGATCCAGGCATGGAGAACATCGATGATATTGGTCTCCACACATTTGCCGACTACGGAGATAGCTTTATAATCGGTCGTTTCCGTGCCTTTCCCCGAGGGGTCAAGAAAAGCCGCAACGACAAATTTCTTTTTGAGCCAGATCTCCGGCGCGAGTTCGGTTGCCGGGACATAAAGAATCCAGGATTCCTTGATCGGGCTGTCTTCCGCGCCCACACGGTTGCGCATTTCCTTGTTGAAGCGGACGGTTCCCATTTGCCGGCGGCGTTTTTCGATTCTTTCCGCAGGCCAAAGAGCAGGCCACAAGGGAGATCCGTCATCCCGGATGGCATCATAAATTTTGCTGACGTACAGGGGCTTTCCGGTTTCATCCTCCGTCTCTTTCATCAATTGCGAGAGAATCGACCGGGCGGCAAACAGATTGCCGACCATCGTAAAAGAGAAGCCTTCACCCAGGGATCCCAGAACGGCGGTTAAGAGCCAATCAATTCCCTGTTTGACCAGTTTGGGATTGCGGACGTTTTGATCGTTTTCAAAATCGTCAACGATAACCCTGTCCGGGCGGTACTGCATATTTTTCAGGCCGCGCACTTTTTCCCCGCGCCCGCGCGCCAGTACCCGCACGCCGTTCGCCGTGGTGAAATCACTGTCCGACCACTTCCGTCCCTGGAATTCGCCGAAATCATGCAGGAGCCGAGGATTTTCTTCGAGCTCGAGCCGTATCGGCAGAGTAAATCCTTTAGCCTGGTCATTGGTGTCAGAAATCAAAATAATAAAATGCTTGAGCGCGTAAGCAATATCGTGAATCGGTAATCCTAAGGAAAAGAATGTCGATTTCGCATGCTCACGCGGAGCAGCCAGAAGTCCCACTTCATTTTTCAGATCGGCGAGTTCCGACCATTCCTCATGAAAATCTTCAAACTCCACAAAAAAGTAATGCGGCAGATATGTTTTAAAAAAATAAAGGCGATCCCAGGAGGCGCGCTCTTTGCGCTCTTTTTGTTTATCGGGAGTATCGTCCTCAAACGGAGAGACGCTCTTGCGGATCCACTCGCGAAGATCATCCGCCCATTGATCGAATCTAAATTCGGATATTTCAGGTCGTTTGCGCATATTTCGCCTTAAATGTTTCGATGAGTTTATCAAAATTATTGCCCAATATCTTCAGACCCGCCGGGTCGTTATCTTTTAAAAAAGCCGCTATAAATTCAATTGCTTCCATGAACAGGGCCGGGCGGTCGATCTTCATTGCAGCGCCTTCCGGCCTTCTTTCTCTTTTCTCCGCGATTGCCTCGAGGCGGATAAAAGCAAAAATTTTCTGCGGATCGGCATCTTTAGCCGCCTCGGTAGCGAGTTTTTGGCGCAGAAGCATTAACGTGGAGCGGATATCTTTTTTGGCTTTGCGGTATTCCTCCCTTTTTTCTCGCCATCCCTCGGCAGCCGACCAGTTCTTGAGCTGGTTTACGGAAACCTTCGTCTGGGCCGCTGTCTCTTCAAAGGTCAGTCCGTCAACGACATATAATTCTTCCGCCCTCTCGCGGATCTCCCAGTCGATTTCTTTAGCCACAGTTTTTCCCCAGGATGCCCTCGATCTGTTTCAGGCCATCGAGAATTTCCATATATCTGTCTCTGGCCACGGTGAGTTCGATTGCCCACTCCGCGATGGCATCCGTTTTCAATTCCACTATGGAAATAAGCGGATCAAGGGCGTCACGCAGATTTTTAATCAAACCCTGGATGTGGATTTCCGTTTTCCTTTTTTCCAGATTCAATTCCTGCCTGCGCCCTAAAAATTTCAGATATTCAGTCATCCCTCGACCCTCTCCTTCTGCAGTCTTTTAGCCAGGCGCACGACTTTTTGCTGATCCACACGCACCAGCGGACAAAACTGATTTTGATTGATGGCATCTTTTGCTTCCGTCATTGCTTGAATATTCAGAGTGACAATATCCCTTAAATCATTGGCGATACTGGCAAAATCTTTGCAAAGAGACACATTGGTTTCATACATTTTGCGCTGTTCGGTCATGTCTTTTTTGTATTGTTCCAAAATATTCATGATCGTCCGGTTATCCTTCCACCAGAGAAAGATCACCAAACCGAGAGCTCCAAAGTCACCAAGTATTTTCAGAATATTAGGAAGAGTGAATGTGTCCATTTTTTTCTCTCCGTTCTTGTTTTGTCTGACAATCGATGCATCTCACGGCTTGTGGATTTGCCGCCATGCGCGCCCGCGATATGAGCCCTTCACAATCGATGCAGATACCTGGCTCTATTTCGCCGGCTTCCACATCTGCCGGTCTCTTCGCCAACTGCGTTTTCAACGCTGCATCCAGATAAATCTCATTATTTTTTTGCGCAAAATCCGCTGTATCCACCGGAGATATTATTCCTTTATTGGCGTCGAATTATAAAGCATTGCCGTTTTTGCTTGACTGCTTGCAGTCGTTCCTTTTCTGAAATTGACCACACTCATAAAGGCGGCGACTATTGCACCAATCATCATGCCTATGTAAGTGCTCTCGACTGGCTTAAAATAAAGTAAACCCATCAAACAAAGAAAAAAGGCGACGATAATGATCCAATCAAAAGCCTTATCTTCCTTGTCTCTTTTCCCCGTTATCTCGGTGATTTTTTCGTCCCGGTCGCGGGCATTTTGAGTATCGGCCAATTCCATGCCCAATTTCTGCACTGCCAATTTTTGCAATTCAACTTTAGCGTTGATCTCCAGTTCTTTGATTTTTTCAATGGCATTGGGATCGGTTACGACCGCCTGGGCAATGGCTTCTTTGCTCGGTTCAACTCCCAGCACGGAAGAAATAAGGTTTATGCCTGCATCGACGGTTGCCCCAACTGCCGTTCCGGCCGGACCAAACAGCGATCCCACCATAGGCGCGGCTACTTTAATCAAATCGAATGCTTTCCCCCAGTCCATATTATTCCCTCCTCTTTATCCCGTTAGAAATCCTCATGTATGGTGTTGCTTATCCCGCCAAAATGCTCCGTTTTTCATGTTTCCGGAGATTTCTAACGGGAATTACCTGACAGGGATATCTCCCGGCAGTTTATTATGTTTTTTTCTCGCCGCACGTATCTTAAATAAACCCCAGGCGCCGGCGACTACTGTTAGGATGGCGACAATTCCTATGATGATTTTTTTCTTTCGCGTGATTTTTAACTTACCCATTAAGACCTGCTCTTTCTTGTGATCTCTATATTTTCATAACTCGGATCCGGTACTGATATTGCCTGATATTTTTTCCCGGCCGCACGCACACGGTAGGGATAATAGATATTAATCTGACACAAATTCAGGTTGCCTTTTGCCGTCTCGATAATATTCCGGCGGCATTTTTTCTCTACTGCCTTATGGAAACAGGTTCCGGCTCTGGCAATTTCCTTATTCATCAGGGTGAGGCCCCCGTTATAAGCCCGGAAAGCATAATGCCAATCCCGGCAATCCACATTTTCATAGAGCCAGCGGTCAAAAAGAACGACCGCCCGGATCGACCATGCCGGATTGAGAGGCCGCGCCTTTACTGCAATTTCCCGGAGTGCTTTTTCTTTTTTTTGAAGCCAGGAGGCAGTATCCCAATTAAACTGTCCCAACCCAATATCACCGGTAGGGCCTATGGCTTTGGGGTTACAATTGCTTTCGATTTCGATCTGCCCCATGAAATCATGCGCAGGGGCATCCATCCCGATGTGATAACGAGCTTCGCGGATAACCGTCGGCCAATACTTCAGGCAGTAATTGATGCTGCCTGATGCACTAGAGGCCGAGGCAGAAACCAATAATGCAGCCAGCGTAAAGCAGGCCGCGAAAAACCATGCAACTGTTCTTCCAATCATCGGATGTAGCCTCCGCTATGCCGAAATAAGGTTTGAAAAATACCGCCCAGATCAACTCGGCGACCGCGACGCCTATAAAAACATTGGCAATTTTATAAAAAATGATCGGAATGGAATCAGGGCCGCGAAAATATTTGAGGATGGGAACGACGACCATAATCACAAGTCCGAAACGGATAAAATATTTTATGGTTTCGCTCCTGTGCAGTCGCCAGATGCATTTAATATAGGCCAGACAAAAGTCTCTAAATGCAACCATGATGTGTATTATTTTTATCAATATTCCTCCTTCACTCCGGTCTTACATTCACTGCAGCCGGGCCCTTGCTGTTGGTCTCGACATCGAATGTAACTCTTTGCCCTTCGGTTAGTGTCTTGAATCCGGAACTTTGAATCGCACTGTAATGGACGAACACATCCTTGCCGTCGTCGGCTTCGATAAATCCAAAACCCTTCTTTTCATTGAACCATTTTACTTTTCCATTCATCGTCAGTTTGCTCCTTTTAATTTTTTGATTTGTTCATAGAGGCGTAGCACTCTAAAAATATGACCTTTGACATAATCCGGTTTGGAAACGTGCATATACCTGACCATCCGTAACATCATGTATTCTTCCCAGTTTTCCGGGCCCTGATTTAATATTTCCTGATTGCCGCCGCCGGGGAGTCTCGGATCGTTTTGTGGATTTACTTGCGAATCAAAAAGACATATATCCATCGGGAAGGAAGCATTATCGCATCCGGCAGGAATCCAATATTGATTCAGATAAACTTCTTTGGCATATTCAATCGACGTATAAAAATTGATTTCCGGATGATATTTTTTAGCCAATCCCCAGATCGTGAATCCTCCGGGATCCCGGGGATCATTGGAGGGCTTTCCCTCCAAGCCGATGGTCAATTCAAAAGCTTTATCGAAACTGCTGCGCATTCTTTTCTAACCTCATTTTTTACTCCGGCCGGGGGCTGCCCGTCCACTCCGGCCGGAGCCAACACAAAGAAGGAGAAGAGATTTATCAATGAAGCTACACCTTCGGCTGAGCGGGATCGGCCTTCTTTGGAAACAATTTCCCGAGTAACTGAATACCGTATTTCTTCCATGCCCACTGTGCCGCGATGCAAAGTACAATTCCCAATGCGACCAAAGCTAAATTTTCGAACATAATGTTACCTCCTTAAAATAAAAAAGAGGCCACCGATCCGAAGATCGATGGCCTCCCTGGGCCTGATACATGCCGGCCAGATTTACTGACTGATCCCTCCCTGGGGACTCTCGGCATTCAATAATCTTAATTGACTGCGATTTTACCTCTATTTTTTACAATTGCAAGAATTATTTCATCCTGCCTTACTTTTAAAATATTCTATCAGTTCCTGCAATTTCCTGATTGCCAACTGCGGTGAGTCGCCTTTTTTGAAATTCAGGGCAAAGCCAAAGTTGGAAAATTGAAATACTAAATAATATTTTTTAGTCGCGCCGGCACTGAACTGAGATTCGTCAACCCGGATATATTTCAATCCTTCCGATACTGGCAGCGGCATTGTTCCTATTTTCTCGATCAATTCCTTTGATAATGGTTCTGATAATAAATTTGGCGGATCCGTCGAGAGTGTTCCGTGATGGGTTTTTTTGCCCGATCGATCTACTAAAAATACCCGCCGCCGCGTTCTTGGTTTTAATTTCTTTACTCGAGGTGAAAGTTTTTTAATTGCTTTTTTCTTCATAATATTTATCCTCAATGAAACTTACATTTCAGAAGTGAATCGCGCTGAAATGTGATAGCTGAATTGATCCCTTCGCCTTCAGGCAATAGGGACTATATCGCCGCGGCCATGAGTAATATCTTTGCCTGAATCTGTGCATTCGAGGCGGCATCAAGATGTCCGTCAACATCAAAGGTCAGGGTCATTGCCGAGGTATCCACATAATGCTCTGTCCCGCAGATGCTCTTAATGGCGGCATTGAGTTCGGCGATTTTCGCCTGATCTTTGCCCGGGGTGTTCAAAGGAATGCTGACACCGAAAGTCTCGCCTTTGATCGACCAAAACACTGTAGCCCAATCGATTATTATCTGGGTCAAATCCTGATCCGCGGCGCCCGTCAGATCGCTCGCGCCGAGGAATAAAACGGCTTTGTTCGGCCACAGCAGCCGGGCATCGGGATTATCCAGGAAGAGCTTTATTTTTGCCCCCTTCACGCCGTCGTTTTCCGAACCGGCCCACTGATTGGCAAGTTCCCAGGCCATGTCACCCTTGATCGTCCAGGCTTTGACATCAGTGCCTAAAACGGGCGGAGTTGTGCTGGAATCAGTGGGATCGCCCTTGCTGCAAGCGGAAATTAAAAATAACATTGTGATAATAAGCAACCACGATAAATAAAAGCGTTTTTGTTTCATAATGAATACCTACCTCTCTTAAAAAAGCCTTTGTTTTATATCAATTTCCAGTTGCGACTGCAACCGTATTTTCAATGACACTCGCTAAGAGCGAACCCTGGTGAAGCTCGAAGCGCCAGCGGAATTGATCCCTCTCTTTTTAGTCACCCGCATGGGTGATCGCCGCCAGGCGATAGGGACGCTTTCCCCAATATTTTCCCTATATATTGGGCATTAATTTTTACGACTCCACAAGATTTAGTGTTCCGGCATTTTATACGCACCTCAAAATCCGGAGCGCAGGAATGCCCGCTAAAATCGAATAACCGCTTCCCGCAAATAGGGCAGGGGATCACTGTCATTTCTTTTTACCCACACCATCAATCAGGTCATGAATCTTTTTCAAATTTTCCTGTGCCTTCTCCGGAGACGGCCGCACTGCGTCCTGAAGTTTTTGCTCCTTATCCCTCGGCACCTTTTCATCACTGCGGGATTTGTCTTTGCTCTCGCGTTCGGAGATCCCGATCATGATTTTTTTAAGATAGTTGTGATTTTCGAGCGGAGTCTCGAAGTTTTTTTTGATGCAGATATCGAGCGCCTCGGCAATTCCTGCATGGCTGATCGGATAGGTTTTTTTCTGATAGGAAAATGACTGCGTATCGAAGAGCCGTTTCAATTCTTCCAATAACAACCGCATTTTTTTAGCTTTCAGACGGAAGGGTGTCACGCCGAAAAGATAACAGTAGCCCATGACGTACTGCGAATATCGAGTCCCGAATGCCGGCAGCATATCAATGATCGCCTGCAGATCCGCTTCAAAGTGCATTTCCATAAAATCCAACTCCTTTTTACAGTAGGGACAGTTGAAGGTCATCCGACTTCTTCCTCCGGTAACCCCAGAATCTTTTTGATGCTGTCTTTCCAACGGATTTTGGGATTTTTTTTCAATCTATTATAAAGGTACTCGACATGGTGCCACGATGAAAAACATAAAACATTGTTGAGAAAATCTATGCCACCCCCTGTAAGCCGTGCGCTATCAACTCTTTTCACGATGTCATTCATTATACCGATCCAAATCGTATCGGTGACCAGCGGGGAAAGGCAACTGACGAGATCTTCGATGGTATGATCGAGATATGGCTCGCAGGAAACCGATGTCTGAAAGCCTGTATGGAAGGCAAAAGCCAATGCCGCATGGCGTTCTTCAAAGGTCGGTGCTCCCGGCTCCCAAAAGGCAAGACTTTGATTTTCCGCGGACCCAATGGTGAAGCGGAAAACGATCTGCTCTTTGAAATCTGATAATGAAGCGCAAAGTTCCCGAATCACATCCAGATGCGGCTTCGTGACAATCAGGACATTATTGCCGGCTATAAGCCATTGATGAAGTGCGGCAATAGTAGTATCAATGTGCTCCGGAAAAATATCGTGCGTGGTCGGAAACATGATCCGGCCGGAGAGGTATTTTGGCGCGGCGATGATCAAAGATTTATTTCTCTTCATCACCACCCATTCCTCGGCTGATTTGATTAAGCCCACGCGCAGGGCGTGCTCGCGGGCATAGCAATACCGGCAATCATGTTTACAACCGACGAAGAGGTTTTTGCTGACTTCTGCCCATTCACGTGTTCCTGTTTTTCGTTTTTCATTCACCCCGTTAGAAATCATCGTAAATCATTCCCCCCTCTAGTGCTTATCTCCCCCGTCGATTCTCCGGAAATTTCTAACGGGGATCACTCATTTTTCCACCAAAAATATAAAGCAATTAAAAACAGCGCGACCAAAATGATATTGAGAGTTTGTTGGTCGATCTGCGGCATTATTTTCCACCTCTCCCCAATCCCGCTTTAGAGGTCTTCGCCTCTAACGGGGCAAGCCGCTGGATTTCCTTTTGGGATTTATCTAACTCATTTTCCAGTTTTTTTATTTCGACCTCTTTTCCACAATCTCTGCAATCAACATTCTGCCAACTCTGAATAGATGCTATTGAACATCCGGTATTTTGTTCAAGGTCATATTCGACATACTTAATATAAGACATGTCTTTGATCGCGGGATAAATGCGGGCGGTCCGGGGATAGGCAAGTTTATTGTTGCTGCCTTTAAATTTCCCTTCTTTTGTAAATTCTTTTCTCTCCTGGCACCAGTAAAATACGTGCGAGGCCTGCGGCGTCAGCCATTTGGGAATGAAATAGATGCCACCTAAAATAAGGATGACGGCCAGAACAATAACCATGATTTGTTCGCATATTTTCATCAGAATGTCCTTTCAGTTAGATATAAATAATTGATGCTACCGATTAATACAAACAGTGACAAAATTACAACTGCAATCGCCAATTCCAGGCTGTATTCCCTGAGCCAATTCACCCCGTTAGAAATCCAATTTCTAACGGGGCAAGCCCCCATTTTCAAGGTCATTGTCTGCCGGGTTTCTTTCACTTCTTTTTCCAATATCGGCCCTGCCGGTACCGGGACGTCAGGAATAGTAATAGTGAGACAAGACCCGTGCTCCAAAACGGTTCGCCTCTCCTGCCTTTTCTCTCTATGTTTTCTCATCTGGCTTTGGCTCTTTTTCATTTCTCAGTTCCTTTAATTTAGCTGTCAGCGCCTCTGGGTGCACACAATTAGAGTGAATGAGCGTCACACAATTACCTGGATATAATGTCTGTGCCTCCGCATAGAAGGCACATGCCCTTTGATCATCGAGGTTTTGAGCGCCGCATTGACCGTCAAGTGTGCAAAAATTTATTTTTTCTGACATGATTTCGGCCTTCCTTACTTTCCTTTTTAGACGGAGGAGGGACTTAGTCCCTCTCTCCGGTTCCGGTGCGCGACCGCTGCGCCTACAAGATTTCTCCTGTGCGGGATTCGAACCCGCGTCCTCCGGTTCTATCGGGCTGAAACGGGATGCTTCAACTCGTACCCAAACTCTTCTTTCGTTTTCCTCGAGGCGCCGATGAGGAGCAGTTTCGCATCCGGCCACTTTTCGATGATGTCGCGATCCGCGTGCTCCACAGTCCTGATGGCCTCGAAGAATTTCTGCTCTTTCAACCGCTCCACGGCATCCTTCGGGATGCTCACTTTGTCTGCGGTATTGTGGATAAGGCTGCCGTTGCCGAGTTTCAAAATATCGGTACCGGCAAAGAGATAAGCCCGCTCTTTTTTCATGAGGGCAATGAGTGACTGTTCGGCAATAGAAAGTGCTTCATGGCTATCGTAGAACAGAGACGCATATTTTTTATCCAAAGCTTCCTGTTCTTTATAAAAACGTGTCTCTACTTTCGCCACTTTAGTCTTCTGTCTCCGGATGCAATCAAGCAGTGTGTCGGCCTGATGGGCCGGAGAATCAGAAAAGTTCTTTTTGGCCTGGTTCATTGTATGTCCCCTCCATTTCCAGTTTGATCTGCCCCATATAATTCGGCAGGCTTATCTTCATGATTTTGGCATTATCCTGGAGCATCGAAAGCGCCTTGAGTTTTCTTTTTTTCAGAAAATCGGCCAATTCCGAACCGGCTGCCGCGAGATAATAGCCGCCGCCGTTGCGCGTGGAAGTCGAACAAATCGGTATGCCCTCTTTGCGCATTTTTGCAGTGAGTCTGCGAATATCGCGTGTATCGTTGACCCGATCATGCCAGGGACGTTCATAGACAACCTCAAAAAGTTCCGTCATCGATATGGCATTAACTTTACAGATCCGCATGGCGAGCTCCGCCAGAAGTTTATTCCGGTAAACATCGGCATCGTATTCGAGGTTATTATCCTGTAGTGACTTTCTTTTCTTCATCATCAACTACCTTCCTCAGAACGGCCAAAAGCCGTTCTATTTTCTTCACGTCTTGACACCAGATCACCTGCGAAGTTCCGCAGATTTTACTGGCCAATCCCGCCAGGCGCTTCTCGCCGTTGGGAATTTCGCGGGCAAGGTCCATACAGCGCTGTCTGAGCGCTATTATCTGCTCAGGATTGACCTCAGCTTTGCGTAGTGATAACTCCTTCCAGCCATAACGTTTCATCAGTTTCACGCAGTTTTCCAATTGTTCGATCGTCATATCTCCGGCGGAAGCAACATGGAAACCGCGCAGGATCATCTCGTATTCACCGGAGTTCAGGCCCATCTGCTTTTTAGCGATGTGAATCTTTGCCAGAAGGCCGTTGCGCTGTTTCACTTCCGCCGCGTTTCTGAGCGGCGGCGGACCTTTGCGGGCGATAACGGTAAAAGGAAAATCTGTGCCGGGGATTAAAATTGGTGAGTTCATTTTTTACCTCTCAAAATAAATGCCGTTACATTCGATGAATTTTTGCACTGCTTTCTTGATGTTGTCTCAATCCAGGGAATGCGTCCCATTGGTCTTAATTCCGCACCTGCATTTAAAAGTAGGTTGATAAAAGACATCGTGGGCAATACGCTTACTGATGAATTGCCGGATTGTTGTTCCGCGATGGCTTTGCGGACAAATGCAGTTGGCCCCGCGCCGAAAGCCCCGTCAGATCGTCGAAACGGCGGATTGACATAATTTACTTTACCCCACGGAACCTCTATCCCGTTAAAATCCTGCGGCCGCGGATAAGGACATGGATCAAAATCAAATTTGAATTCGGCGTCTAGTGCTGCATATGTGTCGGCAGGAGTAAGCCAATATTGTTTTCTCGTCATTTCATTAACTCCAAATTAAACCTGTCCCGATCGACGACGCGGTAAACCTTCTCCGCGCCGGATCCGTGAGCGCACAACCTACGTGCGACCTGCTGCAAATATCCTTCTTTGACCATCCGCCGCACGATCTTGTCGGCCCAGTTTCGATCCTTCTGTTTTTTGATTCCCACCAGGCGCACGATATCCGTCACGGCAAAACTCGAAGAAACATACATGGCCTTGAATATTTTGCGGTTTATCCGGCCTTTAAGTGCCCGGCGCCAGGTCTGGTTATATAAATAATGTCGCCGTTTTCGTTTGCGGTTAAACCGGAATGTGACCTCACCGCGCAGGAGAAAATCCGTCAGCGCGTTGCGTACTTTTTGCCGCTCATAACCTTCCGGAATACCCAGAGCGACGTATAATTCCCGTGAGAAAAATCGGCGTTCACCGACAGAGCCGGTGCGAGAGCGCATCCAGGCCCGCATGCGTTTGGCCAGATTTGTTTTCTTAACGGCCGTCGTTAATGACATCAGTTATCATCTCCACCGTGGCTTCTTTAAGGTTCGATGCTTTCATTGCCCGCTCGATGCCGATCGCGCAGGTGAGTACCGGCCGCCAGTCGCCGCGGCAATGTTTCAGGATCGCCGCAACTACGTCGGCGGAAGGTTTCAGCGCCATGCACTTTTTGAAAAAGTAAGCGATATCCTGCTGGGAAATGGGCGCGAATTCCATGCGCCTCCGGACGCGGCTGGCCAGCCTTCTTTGTGATTCGATCTTGCCCTTCAGCCGGTCCTCGCCGATGAGCACGATCGGGCAGCCGTATCGTTCATTAATATTGCGGAGCATCTCCAGGATGGCCATCGGCTTCAGATCCGCTTCGTCGATAATGATCAGGCGGCGTTCTTTGGCTATTTCCTTGCCGATGATTTCGAGGCAGGCCTCCGATGTCCGGGGACGAACCTTGCCGAGTTCAAAGGCGATTTCCCTCAGCAGCATCGGCGCCGAGCAGATGTTCATCGGCGGGATATAGATGGCGCTTTCGTGGATGACGTAATGCTTCGCGGCTTCCGTTTTTCCGCGTCCCGCGGGCCCCGTGACCATCGCCAGCGACGGCCCGATAAGCGCATCGGGATTCTCCAATTCCTCGCAAATCTTCTGAAACTTGTTGATGTTGATTGTCTCGATAAATTCATTCTTAATCATTTGGGCAGTCCTCCGTAAAAATATTAAAATTTCTAACTACTATCTCCTCGCTCTTCTCTTGCGTTGAGCGTCACGTTTTTTGGCTTTCCTATGCGCGGCAATGGTTCTCTTTTTCGCCGCCGCTTTCCGTTCTTTTTGTTGGTTAGCTTTGAAATTGCCCCCTCGACTTGGCGCCGGATAATTATCGCCCATGAGACGCGGGGTGAATAAAGCGTCGAGGTCTGCAAAGGGTGACCGTCTCTTTAATGACGATCCTCTCTTCACTTTCGCACTTGGATTCCTGAAACTAGCTGCAGTGAGTAACCCTAAAAAAGTTTTTCCTAAATTGCTAAAATTCATTATCCAAATCTCCTAACTTTGCCCCATTTGATACTGCCAGAATTCCCGTTGGCTTTCGGATTGTGCCGCCAGATATTGCTCGCGGAATATTTCATCATCTTCATTCAAAGCGCCGCCGGCGCGGAGATGTTTGGCGATCCATTCCATCCGGGTCAGATCATCCAGGAAGTATTGCGGCCGCTCCGGGAGCGGCTTTGCGGCCTTTTTTGGGAGCACGATCCCCGCTTCCATCTTTTCGATGTGCTGTTCGATTTCTTGCTGGGAGACGGGTTTGGTGAACTGCTTATTTTCGATGGCGCGGCGTTTCCGATCCGTGCCGATGAGTGCGGCTACGCGCTCGGCTTCCGGAACCTTTGAATACTGCCGGAAATCGGGGGCAATGGCGGAAATCTTCTGGAATTCTGCGGCGAATTTTAAACGTCGTTCGCGTTTCTCGGCAATTTTCCTTGAGGCGAGATCCGCATCGATCATGGATGAATATTCTACCGGCGCAGCCGTGCATAAATACTTGCCGCCGCGGAAAATATGCAGCTCCGCGAGCGTCATCGGGTTATAACGGATATCCACGCGCTCGCCGTGCAATTCCAGGAGCGCGTCGCTTTCGTATTGTTCGTTTTCCAGGCTGATACGGCCGCGATTAACCATGCGCGAAGCCCGCGCGAGGAAAATAAGATCGGCCGCGTTATTGGAAACCATCTTCGGCCGCCAGCCCGCGCCATAGCAGGCTTTCAGGCAATCCCAGGGTGTGACTTCCTTCGGCTTCGGCTTCCACGCCCACTCGGCGAGCACGCCGCGGTGCGTTTTCTTACTGTTGTAATGATCGCAGGCCAGATACATCGCCAGTGCAAATTCCCGGCTGGTGAGAAGTTTCCCTTTTTTAACCAGGCTCATCGCTTCTTCATGGTCGATATCCTGCCAGTGAATGTCATCGGAGAGTTTCTTCGTCTGCCCCGGGAGCATCATTACGGATCCCATGATTTGCTCGAGGCGGTAAAATGTGCCTTCAATCATCTTGGCTTTGGCATTTTTGACGATGGCTTTGCGGTGCGTACCCGGCAGAACACAGCAGGGTGTGATGTTTTCCGCTTCGACATCCAGAACATCGAGGATGATCTCTTCGGTTTTCTGCCAGTCCATTCCCAGGGAATGCATGTTGGCGAGAACCGAGGTCAGAAATTTGGATATTTCCGGTTTGCCGTTATCCGTATAGATGCTGCCGAAAGCGCCGTAACAGGAGACGCCGATGCGCAGTGCCAGGCCGATCAGCCAGGCATCATATTTTTTATCCACCGCGGCGCCGTAAATTACCCGGGTGCGCAGGTCCTGCCAGAGATAGCCTTCCGGGCGGAAGATCTCGCCGGTTTCTTCATCCACTACCCAGCGATCGAAACGGTGCTGATCGCCGACCAGGATTTGGAAGGGCGCGAGATCCGAATAGTCGCGTAGAACCGGCGGGAGAAGATTATCCAGGGCGCGCATGCCGCCGCGCTGCATGGCGTCGAGCAGTGGATTCCACTTTTTCTTAAACCACCAGTTGGCGGATTCGTAACCGCCGATTTTCCAGTCGCGCCGCTGCGCTTCGATGGCCAATATTTCATAGAGGTCTCTGCGGTTAGCCCCGCGATGCTCACGCTTGCCGCAAAGGCTTACCCAGAAATCAACCGCCTCCGGCGTCCAGGCCAGGGCCTGCCCGTTTGTGGATTTGGTATGCCGCAGGCCCGCGATGCCCTTTGCTTCATATTTTTTTATCCATCTATATATAGATTGCCACCGGACGTTGTTTTTCTTGGCGACAAGCTCAAGCCATTTGCGTTTGCCTTTTGCCCAGTCGGTCGGTACAGCTTCGGCCTCCCGGAGGATGGCCAGAAGCGCCTTGATGCGCGGGTTTTGCAGATCCTGATCACTGATGCAGGTCTCCACGTCGTAACCATTTTTATCTTTTGTCTGGGGGGATGCGAAGGCAACCTGGGCAAGGGGTTTGATCACCTCATCGAAGCCGGTGTGTTTTTCCATCATCATGGCGGCAGCGGATGGTTTGAGTACCGGCAGAATCTCCGGTTTTACGCCTTCCTTATATATATATGCCTCCTGGATGTCCCCCGGCAGAACGGAAAGGGCATACTTCTTTGTTTTGCCGTTGCGGCCGTTACCATTCTCTTCTATATAGGTCCAGGCTTCCTTTTTGGCTCTCAATTCAATGTGGCGCGTCGATTTGCCCATGAGTGTTGCGATTTTATTTGCCGTAAATGTCCTGTCCATTGATTGCACCTCACCTGTTAATAATGATAAAAATGACCCGTCCAAAAAAACAAACAGCGAAGCCGATGATGAACCAGGTTACTTTCTTCAACCCTGCGCTTTTAAAAAAAGCCTCAAAGCCGTCGATAATTCCCTCGGCCCAGGCATCACGGCGGTTAAGATGATTGGCGAGTCCGCCATATCTGTCGTTGAGTATTTTTTTCATTTCTCCATCTCCTTTAAGAATATCTCCCGCTTTCGCTTCTCTGCCTGCTTGCGATTAATCTCTTCGCTGATTCGTTGAATTTCCGCCCGGAGTGCTTCCGGCCCCGGTAGAATAAATACGCCGACCAGCCGTCCCATCATCTTCATGGGTTCACTGCAACCGGCCGCCTCGCAAAAAGCGGGCAAAAAAATAGCCGGAAAACGGTGACCCTCTTTGGATTCCGCTGTCCAGCTATCGAGCATGGCCTTTGTGATTTCACATCCGGTCAATTCCGACATTCGCCCTGCCACCTGCCAGCGCGATAATGGGCAGTGTTTCAGCGCTTCGCTGATAGCCGCCCGGAACTGACTGTCGATGTCGAAGCTCCCCGCGGGGTGCGGGGACTGATTTTCTTCCTGGTAGGCCTTCAGAATATCGAAAAGGGAGGTCTGTTTGCTGTCTATTCTTGGTTTTAACTTAGCCATTGAAAACCCTTTTTAAATAAGTTATAAAGTAGCCATGAAAAGCCGACTCCTAAATCCCGGCAGGTTAAGCCGCCCGCCGTTCGCCGCCAATCGGCCTTCCCGGTTTGCGCGGACCACCGTAAATGAGATACGGGTCCGGCCAGATGCGTTTGATATCGACACCCACTTTTTTGGCGATATACTTCCGGATAACATCAGAAACCGTATTGCCTTCGATCACATGGTAAACAAGTGTCGGCTTTTTATCGCAGTCGCGGGCAATCTCTGCCTGCGTAACCTCGGCGTCAAAAAGCAATTGCCGGATCTGTTTGGGTGTCATGTTTTGCGGTCGTTGTGCGACCTTCGGGTTGTTGGGCATTAAAAGGCTCCTTTTTTTTAAAAGGATTATTTACTATTTGAATTGTCTTATAAACCGAAAATTTAAGCGTGTCAAGTAAAATCTGCATTTCGCAGTTAAATTTCGTTATTTTTGGCTTTTATTAATGGTAAGTAATTGATATTATAAATAAAAATGATGATTTCGGAGTATTTCGCAGTTCATTTCGCAGTTAGGCGGGGAACTGCGAACGAGGGAAAAGGGTAATTATGGCTGGTGAAGAATTAAAAACAAGAACTCGATGGGCTGTTAATTACGTCTGCCGAAGGGATAATTTAACCAATAAAACTTTGGCCGATCTTCTAAAGATGAATACCAGCAACATCAGCCAGTATCGCTCTAAAAAAATACGCCCCAGTGCTGAATTCATGGAGGCGTTTTGTAAACAGTTTGGATTTAATGAAGCATGGTTTCTTTCGGGTGTGGGTGAGCCTTTCCCCGGAGCCTTTAAAGACCATCCTGAAATTTGTGGCCCAGCGGGATCCGCGCCGGCGGTGCATGAGCCATCGCCGCCTTATGGCGCTCTCATAACAGAGCAGAAAATCAACATTGAAGAGGCTGTAGGAAAGGCTTATAAGATTCTCTCCTCTGGCACACCCGCGGCCGCCGTCCTTTATTTAAATATCCAGCAAATCGCCGCAGACCTGGCTTGCCGGGCCGAAATAGAAGAGCTGAAGGCACAAGTGGCCGAGCTTAAAGGATGGGTGAAGCGTCTTTCCCCAAACCCTTCTTCTGCCGTAGAGCCCGACGCTGGTTCGGACAAAGAGGCAATGTGA